ATTACAAGCTACCTGACTGGTTCCCCATCAAGGGCAAAGCACCTGAGAAGGGTATCCTGTTGTTCGATGACCGCAACCAAGCTAATGCTGACTTGCAGAAAGTCCTAGCTAACATCTGCCAAGCCCGTACTTTACATGGCACACCGATGCCTGATGGATGGCAGGTTATCTCCACAGGTAACCGACAGGCTGACAGAGCAGGGGCTAACCGAGTACTGGGTCATCTGCGTAATCGTGAAACAGTCTACGAACTGGAAACCCATCTCGATGACTGGACTTCATGGGCACTTGACAACAACGTCAAGCCTGAAGTGATTAGCTTTATTCGCTTTAGACCTGCCTTGCTACATGACTATGACCCACAGCGTGACCAAAATGCTACGCCTCGTTCATGGGTAGAGGGTGTATCTGATGTGATTGGTACTGTGCCCTTTGATGCAGAGTATGAGTCCTTCAAGGGTGCAGTGGGTGAAGGTGCGGCGGCTGAGTTTGTAGGCTTTGTGAAGGTATTCCGTAAGCTACCTAACCCTGATGCAGTACTGATGAACCCGACAACTGCTGACGTACCGACTGACCCTGCCACCCTGTATGCCCTGAGTGGTGCTATTGCTGAACGTGCTACTGAAGGCAACTTTGAACGGGTCTGTACCTATGCAGAGCGTATGCCTGCTGACTTCTCGGTGCTTACTGTGTCGTATGCCTCACGTAAGAAACCCGAACTGTCTAACACGCAAGCGTTTACCAAGTGGGCAATGAAACACCAAGACGTATTGTTCTAATCAACCGAGGGGCATATGCCCCTCACCAACAGAAGGAGTACCTACTATGAATCTGAATGACAGAGCCTTACTTGTACAGTTATCCGTATCCCAATGGACTGCTCGCAAGTATGACAAAAAAGCAACACAAGATGTTGCCAATACCTACGGCACATCTACCCAAGCAGGTAGATACAACAAGGCATTACTGCCTGCCAATGACCTGCTTGACCATGTGCATAAGAAAACTACCCATATCCGCACTAAGTTCTACGACAACACCTTACCTTGGGGTATGGAGGGTACGCAGATGCTACCCTCTGCCAACTACCTTGCCTTCATGACTGACTTCCGTAAGGAAAAGAATGAGTGGCAGTACCTTGTTGACCAGTTCATACAGAACTATGACCAGTTGCGACTGGATGCCAAGCGGTTACTCAACGGGCTATACAACGATGCTGACTACCCTGATGAGGTGGAGATAGCACGTAAGTTCAGAATGGACATGGCGATATTCCCTGTGCCCAGTAGCGACTTCCGTGTGAGCATTGCTTCTGAAGAACTTACTCGCATCCAAGAAGATGTTGAGCGTAGAGTAGCAGAAGCACAGAACGTAGCTATGAAAGAGGTATGGGACAGACTATACGAACGTGTCAAGCATATGGCTGAGAAGTTAGCAGACCCCAAAGCTATATTCCGTGACACCTTAGTAGAGAACACCAAAGAGATGTGTGCCTTACTGCCAAGACTTAACTTCATGGATGACCCTAACCTTGAAGCCTTAAGACTAGAAGTAGAAGGTGCGTTACTTAAACATCCTGAAGCACTACGTAATGACCCCGACCTACGCCGTGACACGGCAGTAGAAGCTAAACAAATCATGGACAAGATGTCCGTATTCATGAAAGGAATTTGATATGACCTCAGTCGTACCTAACCATAAAGACAGAGAGCCAATGACCAGTGCAGAGGAAGTAGCCCTTGACCGACTACTTGCTAAAGCACGTACCGCATTGGTACTTGAACACCCCTTCATTGGTAACGTGGCATTGAATATGCCCTTTACTAAAGACTATACATGCAAGACTGCATGGACAAATGGCAAGCGTATAGGTTACAACCCATACTTCATCAAGGAACTAAACGATGAGGAACGTAAGTTTGTTGTAGCCCATGAGTGCTTACACCCCATGCTTGACCATAACTTCAGACGAGGTGAGCGTCAACACAAGCGGTGGAATAAAGCAGGTGACTATGTGATTAATCAACTGCTGACCGATGAGAATATTGGCAAGATGCCATCCTTCGGACTGCTTAACCCACAACTGTACCAAGCAGGTAATCAAACGACCGATGGTATCTACAACTTGTTGCCTGATGAACCTGATGAAGGTGGTGGCGGTGATGGTACTGAAGCTATGGATGACTGCCAAGATGGTGGCAATACCCCTGCCGAACAAGCCCAACAACAAGCAGAGTGGAAAGTCCGTGTAGCACAAGCGGCACAAGCCGCTAAGATGATGGGCAAGATGAGTGCAGGACTAGAGCGACTGGTCAATGATGTACTTGCACCTAAAGTAGATTGGCGTGATGTGCTTCATAAGTTTGTAGAGAAGTGCAAGAGTGACCAACGTACATTCGCTAGACCTAATCGTAGGTTCTTATCACAAGGGCTATATCTACCAAGCGTAAGTGGTGAAACACTCGGTGAAATGGCTATCGCAGTTGACTGCTCAGGTTCTATTGACGATGACATTCTTGCCCAGTTTGAAGGTGAGATTACTGCTATCAAGGAAGATGGCAACCCAGTACGTATCCATGTGGTGTACTTCGATAGCGAGGTATCACACTACGAGAAGTATGAGCGTGACGATAGCTTAAACATCAAGGCACACGGCGGTGGAGGTACTGCCTTTAGCCCTGTGTTCAAGTACTTTGCTGACCATGACATCAACCCCGTAGCCTGTGTATTCTTGACTGACTTATGTTGTGATGACTTCGGTGACCAACCTGCATACCCTGTACTGTGGGTATCCACAATGGAAGGTGATGCCCCATTCGGTGAAGTGGTGGTAATGAAATGACGATAGTTAGTCCGTTTTATACTCAACTTAAGAAGGAAATACGTATGAACGTAGCAGACCAAGCAATACAAACAATCAACAACTTATCGTATCTTGTCAAAGAGTTATACCCTGATGACCCTGCGACACAAGAGATGCTTAACATTGACGAGGTGTTAGAGCAAGCACAGATAACAGTATATAACCTAAGTAAAAAGGAGGAGTAACATGGCAACAGTAAGATTTAGTAAAGAATTACAAGAGGAGATTGTTAAAAATGCAATGAAGATTTTTGATAAGCAGATGGATGAAGCAATACAATCTTATCCTAAAGACTGGGCAGACAGAATATACAACCGCATGTTTGCATCGTATATTCCATCAATGAACTCATTACCTTCTTGCTTTTTTAATGAAATAGAAAAAATAACTATTGCTAAAATTGGTGATGTTGGCTTAAACCTAACATGTCCTTTAACTAACAAGCGCCCCTATCCGTATAGCATACCTAAGACTGATGACTTTCCAGTACAGAACACAGGCTATTACTCTAATACGGAACTCACACTCAAAGATATTTCTATGTTTGAGGACATCAAAGCAGAAGCTATCGCATACAAAGAGCGAGTACATGTAGTGACTGAACGCAGAGTTCTTTTTGTGGAACAAGTCAAGAAGATTATCAATGCTCATGCAACACTAGCCCCTGCCCTAAAGATGTGGCAACCCTTATGGGACTTGATTCCCGAGGAGTATAAGGAACGCCACCGCAAGGTAGTAGAACGTACCAAGAACGACACGCAAGTGGATGTTGACTTGGGTTCTTTAACTGCCACAGTAGTAGCACACAAACTAACACGATAAGGAATAGATATGCGTACAGATAAACTTTCATATGAAGAAGTTGCTGAGTGGTTTACAAGGGCACGTAACCCTGATGCAGGTAGACCCGTTATGTCATGGGCACGTATGTATAAGGTAGGTGATACCTATGAACTACGATTCGATACAGCAGTAGTCGGTGTATTCACACCTGACAACAAGTTTACGTTTAAGTTAACCTCACAAGAAGCAAGACGTTGTAGCATCACTCTAAGTCAAGCACTCCAACGTGCTATTCCATTCCTATGGACACGTGTAGCTACTGGTAGATACACAGTAACATGTACTACTGGATTCAGAGAGTATTGTGAAGATAATCCTGATGGTTATAGATGGGACTACTTTAAAACTGCGCCTGCTTATGATGTGTTTGATGGCTTACAGTTTGACCTTAACACTTATGAACCTACTAATGCAAAGCCACCTCTCAACAGTACTGATGTGATAAAAGAAAACAAACTAATGTGGTTACGCTCATTGCGTAAATTCAAAATGGCGATTAAAGTACGAGCAAGAATGGGTGTACTTGAATCACTCATTAAAAAAGTAGAAGCAGAACGTGTAGGTATCAATCGTCACCAATGGGAGATGCCTGACTGGGGTTCTGATACATGGCAAGAAGTACTCTATACTTCCATCCGAGATAGTGAGTGCTCAATGGAACTACTAAAAGGATTTATTAAATCCGTTAGTACGGGGTACTATTCTTCAACAGTATCAGTAGAAGAAGTTATTGAGGAAGTAGACAAAGTATGTACTACTTACAGTATAGATTTACGCAGACGATTTGGAGTGTTCAATGAAGTGCCCACAGTGCAAGACAAGAATGAAGTGCCTAGACACACGATGGAACGAAGCCACAGTACAGACTCGCAGGCGATGGTCATGTAAGTGTGGTGTTGGGGGTGCTACTCTTGAAAGATGGGAGAGTACCCCTTTACGCAAAGCACCAAAGAAAGCTAAGAAGATAAACGTAGAGAAGGCAACCGATACGCTTATGTCTGCTTTCTATGGTGTGTCCAAAAAGACTAAGCCAAAGACAGAGAAACAAGTTGTAGTTAAACATACCCCAACTAAGTCAATGTTTGAAGATGCAGATGAGGATAAATACTACGATGATTTTTCTGACCTTGGTTTAGATATACCTAAAGGAGATAGATGATGGTCGATAACTTTAAACGTGATGGTACTTACGCAAACTTTATCGGTAGCGTAGCTTTTGAAGATGATGGTGGATGGAGTAAGGAAGTATGGGATGCCTCATGGGCTGAACAACAGAAGTACATTGACCTATTACGTGCACGGGTCAAGGTGTTGGAAGAAGAATGTGCATGGCTTAACTCAGTAGGAAAAGACAAATGAAAAAATCTAAATCAATGAAGGTCGCAGAGTATCTCTTGGCAAACCCAAGTGCCGTACCCAAAGAAGTTGCCACAAAGTTCAAGTGTGCGCTACCCCTTATCTATGCGATACGCAAGCGTGTGCTTAGTGGTTCGATGCTTGACAAGGCACACCCCGTAGTAGGTGGCAATGTCGACCAACAACAAGTTGGTGGGACACACTACAAAGACATGGGGGTACAACCTTGGATAGCAATGGAAGCATGGATGACACCTGAGCAGTTCGCAGGATTCCTACGTGGTAACGCTATCAAATATCTTGCAAGGTGTGATGTCAAAGGGGGCATTGCTGACATCAAGAAAGCACGGCACTACATCGATAAACTTGTTGAGGTGCGTGAAGATGACTGAGGTTATCTGGGGGGTATTCAAATGGGCAATGTTCTTACTCGGATGCTTTACTGCATTGGGTATAGTCGTTGCCATCACTTTAATATGGGTGCAAGACCGTGAATAACTATGAGTTCTTTGATTACTCAACAATCATGTTGTGTATGGACAGACTTAATGAAGAAATCCACCAGTGCTTGTTATCACACGAGTATGCCGATGCTCGTGCTAAGTCACAGGAACTTTTATTTCAAACTCGGCTACTAAACCTGTGGATTGCACAGGAGATTGAGAAAACCAATGGACATCGTAACCATAGACTTTGAAACCTACTACGACAAGGACTTCTCCCTGTCAAAGATGACCACCGAACAGTATGTTCGTAGCGATTTGTTTGAGGTCATCGGGGTAGGCATCAAGGTTAACAACTACCCTACGGACTGGTACTCAGGCAGTGACCCTGCCAAGTTCCTGAAGTCGCTTGACTATTCAGACAAGGCAATCCTTTGTCATAACACCGCCTTTGATGGTGCAATCTTATCGTGGCATTATGGAATCAAGCCGAAGTTGTGGCTTGATACTTTATCTATGGCAAGACCAACCCATCAGATGACTGTGGGGGGTTCGCTCAAAGCATTGGCTACTTACTATAAGTTGGGGGCTAAAGGTGAAGAAGTTATCCTTGCACTAGGTAAACGCAAAGCAGACTTCACACCCGAAGAACTTGCACGATATGGGGAGTACTGCAAGAACGATGTGGACTTAACCTATCAGTTGTTCAAGAAGTTATGCAAAGGATTTCCTACCAGTGAGTTGATGGTCATCGACCAAACACTACGCATGTACACCGAGCCTACGATTGAACTTGACAGGGAACTCTTAGAGCAACATCTTGAGGAAGTCAAAGCAAAGAAGCGTGACCTCATCACTGACATGGGACTCACTGGTATCAGTGACGAAGCAATCACCAAGACGTTGATGAGTAATCAAATCTTTGCGAAGTACCTCACCAACCTCGGGGTCGAGCCACCAAAAAAGATAAGCCCTCGCACAGGCAAGGAAACGCTTGCGTTCGGAAAGACCGACAAAGAGTTCATCGAACTTCTCGAGCATCCTAATGAGAAGGTTCAGGTTGCGGTCGCTGCGAGGCTCGGCGTGAAGTCCACACTAGAAGAAACTCGCACCGAAAATTTGATTGGGGTGTCCGAGCGAGGTCGCCTGCCAATCATGCTCAACTATTATGGTGCGCACACAGGC